AGAGAAGGACTTTGGTCCTTCTCCATTTTTTTTATAGAATGGATAATTAATGGCCCTTAAGCTATTCGGGTTTACGCTCGGAAATAAAGACATTGTTCAGGAACAACTTCCTGAGCAACCTTCCTTCACGCTTCCAACCACAGCAATGGATGATGGTGCAGTTACCATTACCCAAAATGCTTACTATGGAACGTATGTTGATTTGGAAGGTGCAGTTCGCAATGAACTGGAATTAATTACAAGATACCGTGAAATGGCCAATCATCCAGAATTGGAAATGGCCATTGATGATATTGTTAACGAAGCAATTACACATGATGTAACTGGTCGTACTGTTGATATTGTTTTAGATAAACTAAAGCAACCAGAAGCAATTAAGAAAAAAATTATTGAAGAATTTGATACGATTTTAAAGTTGTTGAATTTCAATAACCTGTCTGATGACCTGTTCAAACGCTGGTATATTGATGGTAGAATTTATTACCATGTTGTGGTAAATGAAGACAACCCTAAACAAGGTATTCAAGAGCTAAGATATATTGATCCACGCAAGATTCGTAAGGTCAGAGAGATCAAAAAAGATAGAGATCCAAAAACTGGTGCTCAAATCATTGCATCTATTGCCGAATACTACGTGTATAATGAGCGTGGTACTTCTACACAGCAGTATAGCGCACAAGTATCACAAGGTGTCCGCATTGCGCCTGAGTCGATCCTGAATGTAACCTCAGGGCTTATGGATGCAAAGAACACCTTTGTTATCTCATACATACACAAGGCAATTAAACCACTTAATCAGTTGCGTATGATTGAAGATGCGGTAGTTATCTATCGTATTTCAAGGGCACCTGAACGCCGCATTTTTTACATTGACGTTGGTAACTTACCAAAAGGTAAGGCTGAACAATACTTGCGTGATGTTATGGTCAAGTATCGTAACAAGATGGTTTATGATGCACAGACTGGTGAGTTGCGTGATGATCGCAAACACATGTCTATGTTGGAAGATTTTTGGTTGCCTCGCCGTGAAGGTGGTAAGGGTACAGAAATCACCACACTTCCTGCTGGCCAAAACCTTGGTGAGTTGGAAGATGTTAAGTATTTTAGACAGAAGCTTCTTCAATCATTGAATGTGCCTATTAGCCGTTTAGAACCACAACAAGGTGGTATGATTGGTGTGGGTCGTACTACTGAAGTGACCCGTGATGAAGTTAAATTTAATAAGTTTATTGTTAGGCTTCGTAATAAGTTCTCTCAGCTTTTTGACAATGCATTAAGAACACAATTGATACTTAAAGGTATTTGTTCTTCTGATGAATGGGATGAATTTAGAGAAGTTATATATTACGATTATAAGAAAGATAATAACTTTACCGAATTGCGTGATGCTGAATTGTTGACCGCAAGACTACAGTTATTGCAAGTTGTTGATCCATATATTGGCCGTTATTACTCTGCCAAATGGGTAAGTAAAAACATCCTTCAAATGTCCGATGAGACTATGAGTGAGATGAAAGAACAAATTGCACAAGAAGAAAAAGATGGCACTGGTGGTCCTACTATGTCGGGTAATGGCGAAGAACCTCCAGTTTCACCTGATGAATATCCACCAGTGGATAATACAGTTGATGACAATGCCGCAGAATCTAAAACTCCAGCTTTAGATGCTGAGGTAGACAAATTTTCATCACGACTAAATAGGAAATAATGGAGAATAATATGGATGTACAAGACTTTATCAATAGCGTTGCCACAGGTAATGCTGCCGAAGCCAAAGATACTTTAAACAACTTACTGTCTGCTCGTGCCTTTGAGGCATTAGAAACAAAGAAGGTTGAGATTGCTCAAACTCTTTTTGGTGGTAACCAAGAACAAGAATCAGAAAACAACACCGAAGCTGCATGAAATCCTTATTAGATTTTAAGACTATAGTTGAAGAAGAAAAATCAGACTACTCAAAGTTTGATGCTTTGGTTCGTGCTGGTCTGGCCAATAAGGCACAGATACAACGCATTCACAAAATCTTAGATAAGATGGGTGAAGAAAGACCTAACTTCAACAATGCTGACAAGATGATTATTCAAAATCTTTTCACTAAAATGGTAAACTTAATTTCTAATAACAAACAGATTAATCAGCAGGCTCGCCGAGCAGTTAAAGAAGATTTGAATGAAGCATCTGATGTAATTGATACGGCAGATTTTAAAATTGGACCTAGTGGACGTAAAGTAAGAGCTCACAGGATTGTATTTAATTCTGATGTAAAAGAAGATATCATACAAACTGAAAGTGTTGATACTCCTAAAGACCCGCCAAATGTTCTTGTTTTAAAACGCAAATCTATTCGTATGTTTCCAGATAATACAAGAATAGCTTTGTATTATAATAACACACTAGATAAATATTTTTCGGTACCTTATGGACCAAAAATAGATTCTGCCGTTCAGGCAGAAGAAGTACAGATACAAGAAGCAGTAATTGATACTCTACACAATATTGTAAAAACTAGACAACAAGAATTGGTAGAGTTTGCTGATGGTACAAGCATGAAGGTTGATCACTCTACTGCTTCTGCCATCACAAAGATATATGGTAACTTAAACGAAGACAACAAAAAGAAGTATGCTAACATGGTCGATAAATCAAAAGACCATTTTAAACAAGCTTCAGACTTTGCTTTTAGGCACGTAAAATGAGCGTGTTGGATTCTATTATACATAGACAGTTGGGTGAAGCAAAAGATATAATCTTTGCTCGTATGAATGAACTTGTTGCTCAAAGACTCTCTGAAGCAAAACGATATCTTGTAGCTGATATCTTTGAAGAAGTGGAACTGGATGAAGCAAGTTCAAACATTGTTAAGATGGGACGAATTCAAAAGATTCGCCGTAGAATTAGAAGAAATAAAAAAGGCAGAATAATTGTTCAACGAAATGTTAGACGTTCTGGTATTAAAGGTTATAGAATATCAGGTAATAGTGTTAAACGTATTACTGCAACAGCTCGCATACATAAAGCAAGAATGTTAAAGCGTTCATGGAAAACAACAAGAAAATCTAAATTGCGCCGATCATTACTAAAAAGAAAAATGTCAATGCGTAGACGCTCATCAATGGGAATAAAATAACATGCCATATGAAATTATTAACACTTTAAGAGGAACATCCATCATTAGATGCGTTGATCCTGGAACATACCCAATAAATCTTGTAGATTTAAGAAAAAACCCAACTAATGAAGTTGTAAAATCTGCTGATATTAAGAGAGTAACTTGGTCTAGTAATGGTCATATTACTGTAACTAGAGCTGCAAATACTTCAATACTTGCATTACACAATGCTGGAGAAATGCGCTTTGATGACTTTGCATATGCAATTTCAAACACCAATACATCAAACGTGGTGGTAACCATTGTTACTGGTGGTACAATTGTATTAGAAGTATCTAAGAATTCAACATACAACGTAGACGTTTATACAGGACAATCAATACCATGAAACTAATTACTGAAACAATTCAGAATGTTAAGTATTTGTCAGAAGCTTCTGAGAATGGTAAAAAACACCTGTACATCGAAGGTACATTCTTAGTTGGTGATAAAGTTAACAAGAACAACCGCATGTATAAAATGGGTACTCTAAGAGAAGAAGTTAGACGTTACTCAGATGAATACATTAAAACAAATCGTGCTCTAGGAGAACTAGGGCATCCAGATACACCGTCTATTAACTTAGAACGGGTATCGCACAAGATTGTTTCTCTCGTAGAAGATGGAAACACATTTTATGGTAAAGCTTTGATTCTCGAAACGCCTTATGGCCAAATCGTGAAGAACTTTATTGAAAATGATATTCAAGTAGGTGTGTCGTCCAGAGCCATGGGTTCTGTCATTCAAACTAGAGAGGGATATAACCTCGTTCAGGACGACCTAAAACTTGCAACAGCGGCTGACATTGTTGCCGATCCATCCGCACCTGGCGCATTCGTCAATGGCATTATGGAAAACAAAGAATGGATGTTTGTTGAGGGACACTTTGTTGAAGTAGACTTTGATAACTCCAAGAAACAAATCAAGGCGGCTTCTCCTAAACAATTAGAAGAAGTTGCACTTAAATTGTTTGAAAACTACCTACGAAAACTTTAATTTTATAAATAAGAAATAAAAAGGAGATTCCTAATGGCAAATAGTAAATTAATGGAAGCCGCAGCAGAAATTCTAGCAGGAAGCAAGAATTCAGCTGGAGGCATGCCATCACAAAAACTGCCTGGCACTGAGGCTGAAGACCTTGGCGGACCAACACCAGAAAATGGTAAACCAGATGACGATTCACAAAAAATCCATGCTGGTAAGAGTGCTAAACAAATGGCTGCACCGACAACCAAACCTTCAGCAGCTTCTGCTAAAATGGAAGAAGTTGAGGGCGAAGTCATTGATGAAATGATGCATGATGAAAAAGCCATGAAGATGAAAATGAAGATGAAAGAAAAGATGAAAGAAGACATTGATGCTCTTTTTTCAGATGACGATACCATCTCAGAAGAATTCAAAGGTAAAGTTTCTACAATTTTTGAAGCTCGTGTTAATGACCGTGTTCTTCAAATTGAGGAAGAAATTGAAAACCAATATGCAGGTATGCTTGAAGAAGCTATCGACACTATTAAAACTGACCTAACAGAGAAGGTAGATGATTACCTATCTTATGTTGTTGAACAATGGATGGCAGAAAACCAAATCGCAGTTGAGTCCGGTCTACGTGCTGAGTTGACTGAAGACTTCATTGGCGGTTTGAAGAACTTGTTTACAGAACATTACATTGATGTTCCATCCGAC